ATTGTTTAAACTCATTTGTTTCTTGATTTTTAAAAGTGTGATTATCTGTGATAGTTTGTCCCCATTCAATGTCAAATTCTCCAGAGAACAACTGCTGATGATTGATTCCTCCCTCGCCCACTGCTTGATCATGATCTCTCCAAACTTCATGGAGTGTTTTGCCTACTTGACTCCAATGCAAATATACCCCTCCTAGTTCTCTGTCGTATCTATTTTTTATAAACAATTTGTAATCATCATCTTCAAGAGGTTGTCTCGGCGCATGTAAAAAGGTTGTAATTTGGCTTGGACGAATCCACTCTGGTTCAAATTTAGATTTTCGATATGCATTTACCCAACCTTCTATTTCATGACAAAGGTTGTTAAGTTGTCTAATTGCATATTTGGTTTCATTATCTGCTATAAAAAAATACTGAGATAAATTCCAGGCCTGCCCTTGTAAATCTTCAAAATATCGATGCAGTTCATTGCATGTTTCATGTTTTAATCTGCAACCTGGCAATTGTCTTCCTATAGGTAAATCAACTGATGTTATAAAATCATCTGGTACAAAATTTTTATCGATAGGGTAAGCAGGAAGTTTGCTGTCTTGCCATTTACCTGTTGCGTTAAATTTGTTAATTTGACTTACTGCTAAATTAAGTTCTTTGCACAAAAACTCAATATTTCTATTTGAATCTACAAAACCAATAAAACAATAGTTCTTTTCTAAGATAAGTTTATTTTTTAAAATATTTTCAAATAATCCAAACCATCGGTGTACAAAAGGATCATTATACAAATTTATTGTGTATACTAAATCCTTTGTACCAGATAGTGTTATTTTAATTTGGTCTTTTAAAAACTGCTCCATTGCTACTGTGTTCTTTCACTTCAACAGATTCTAACCATATTCTGTCATTGTTTACAATCTTACTTACGTGATTGTAAATCAGTTCAGCAAATTTTTCACAGCCAACCGCAGGAACAATTCTCAAATCACATAGATCTTTTGCGTGTAGTTCTTTAAACTTGTCCAATTCTGGATCGTCTTCTGCTATACATAAAGTATGATCAAACATTTCTTTTAACCATGCTTTGATGTCTTTGAGACCTCCAAAGTCCTGCACCCAGTTCCGTTCATCTAGTGTGTTAGCACCGAATTCAAATTTTACTGCCAGTGCGTAACCATGAACCCAACGACAGTGTGAGTGTGTTGCTCTCCATTGCCTGAATGCACAACTTAATCCTTCATTGTGATCGTATGTTTTAGTCGAGTAGTATGCCATCTTTTTCTCCTTTGATGACAAGCAGAATATTTAAAGAGGGATGATTGTCTTGAAGTCCTCTACTGTTAGTGTACAGTTTTTGTAGTGTTGCTGTCAACATGTAAATTGTCCGTTAAATTTTTTAATTTGTCAGATAATTCATTGTGTATTCCAACTTCACTGTCTATGATTGTCTTAAGCAAATGCACTAAAATTTTAAATTCTTGTTTGCTGGCAACTGTGTCTGCGTTGATTCCATGTTTTTCCATAGCGTTCAATATCGATTCAGTTGCGTCAACCAAGCAAATTATACTTTCTTTGTGTTTTGACTTCATGTAATAATTGTAGGTTTAGCCTGTGTTTTAATTTTGCTAAACACATTATTATATTGATCTACCAACTTAGGATTTATTTCACTCACGCACATTATATTTGCGATCTTTACTTTAATTGGTTTATCTGGATTGGCAGTTGAAAAGAATGATCCTAATGCAACACCCTGTGGTCCTTGCATCAAAACTAATCCTTTGACCACTTCAATGTATGTGTTTGCACTATCTTTCCTAACAAATTTAGCCAGTACTTCTTCACCGTTTCCTAACTTCAAAGTTATAATGTCATTTTCTTTTATATTTTCAAACATATGTAACTATAACAGTTATTTAGATTTTGTCAACTGTTTTTGCACAAACTTGGCCATACCTTCATAAGTTTCTGCAAAAACATTTTTATGTTTGCTCCATTCTTCAGGCATTTTCCAATCTGGCCGATTGACTATGATCCATCTACAATTACTGTGTTCAAACAGCCTGCCAAATTGATATATCCAATAACTTGGATCAACTGGTTTTTTAATATAGGTATAACCTTTTGTATTTCTATAAATGTTGTTGTCTTTCTTTTTATCTGATTCAGGTAAAGGATACAGATCAAAACCAAGCATAAACACTGCTTTAGGTTTGAATGTTGTAGCAACCACACCAGCAAAAGGACCAGTGCCCCAATGAAATGCTTCATCTTGCCTTTTAGTTCCTTCATAAGGCAAATTAGGTAACGGTTTTACATTTGACCACATGGCAAATTGTTTGTGCCACTTGTCCCTTGTGTAGATTACTGTATTTTTTCCAACTGTGTTCACTGCTTCTTGACACATATGCCTATCTGCACAAACAAAGTAATCAAAATTATAATCTCTAAATTGTGCATTACAGCCAACAATCGTAGAGAACTTTTTTAAAGGTTGCAAATCAAATCCTAGTCTACTTTCACCGTTGCCTATAACAGAAACAAATTTAGTCATTGTGTACCATGCTCCATACTAATTTATATTTGTCCCAGGCTTTTTTTAAAGCAGGATATTTTTTTCTTAGTTGTATTGCATAAACTCCGTGCATTTCAATTTCATTTTGTGCAAGTTCTATCTCTTCTGCTAATTCGGTCTGAGAAATTAATGGACCACGATCACCATTTCGTTTTTGTTCGTAAACAGTTTCTCCACCATCCGGACTAATATAAATTTTGCCTTCTCTATATAAACGAGGCTTTTTTATTTTTTTCTTTTTAGGCATTAGTAGTAATTAGTATGATCACCTTTAGGATGTGATAATCTAACACCATTATGTTTGGTAGGATCACTGTCGCCGTCTAGTCTTGGAATTAAGTGTATGTGCGGCCAAAAAATACTTTGTCCTGCTGACCCGCCTAGGTTCTGTCCAATGTTGTAGCCAGTCCATGTACCATCTTTGATTCCTTTTTGTCCATAAATGTAGGCCAGTTTGTATGTTTCACCAATTGTTTCTGGATCATTTTTTTTTGGTACAAAAAGCATATGGCCTTGTACCACAGGATATTTGTCTTTGAACATAGCACATATTTTATTTTCGTATAAAGGAGTGTCATTTCCTAACCAAGTGCAATCCTCATATCTTTCTATTTTTTCAAATGGTCTTTTAAATGTCATTTTATTCCTAACTGTCTGTAAACCTTTTGAACCTTTTTTGCTTGAAATTTACAATCTTCTAATGCATTGTGAAGTCCTTGCCTTTTTTCAGTTTCTCTTGGCACTAAACTAAACAGTGTTCTTGAATCTCTAATTTGCCAATAATTCCATGGAAGAGGTTTGCCTAATTGTGCGTATAGATTTTGTAGAATTGCATAATCAAATAAAGGACCTTGACACCAAAATACATCCACGCCAACACCAAATTTGTTTATTTTTTGACAGGCATCTTCTATTGAAATCCTGTCTTTTTCTCCCAAGGCTTCTTCTGCTATTTCGGTTGGTTGTTTAGCCCACCAATCTAGTGTGTTCTGTTGTACGTTTCTACCCATTGCAGTTTGTGAATCCACATCGAGTCTAAAATACAAATCATTGTAAGGTTGCATCTGTGTTGTTGGATCAAATTTTACTCCACCTACAGTCAAAATTACAGCGTCAGGTGTTGTGCTTAATGTTTCTAAATCTATCATTGCATGAATCATTTAGTTTCCTTGTTTTCTGCTAACGGATCATCAATCTCTTTTATGTTTGATACTGTGTGTGGTTCAAATCTAGATTCAATATCGTTTCCAGTGTCGCTATACACAAAGGTTTTTATTTTTTTGTCTTTTAATTGTAAATTAAATTCCCAACATTTTGTCATTTCAATAACCCCGCTAACCTACTATGTCCTTTTTTGTTAAGATAATTTTGTAACCTAGTAATTTTCCAGTCATCATATGGAAATATTTGTGTAGGTAATTCAATTTGTTTCTTGCCCCAACTAATTTTATTCCATGCTCTTTCATGAAAATAATATAGAATCATTTTTGTCAAAACTTCAATACCTGCAATAGCACCAGCAAGGTCAAATCTTCCTGTAATAATCCATGCAATTAAAAATGTATCGCTGGTTGCTAAAATACGCCAACTGATAGTTTTTGCAAGAGTTCTGGTGTGCTTTGACTTCATAATACAATTATAACACAGATGTAGATTTTGTCAAATACTAGATAGATTGTTCTATACGGTTTGATGGGTGATTATTTTGAAGTTGTGGAACAATACCACTGTCAACAGCATTTTTCCATGCTTCAAACTCAGGTTTAGTAAGACAGTAAGACTCTCCGTCACTGTCTGGAAATGTTGTAACTAGATCTCTTACCACTTCTTTGCTACTGAGTTCACATTCAAATTTTGTTTTAAATGGTTCAGGATTCCATGCTGTTTTGCAGTCCATTCCTATGCACATTATGATCACTAAAAAATAATTCATCAGAAATATTTACATTAGGTTTTCTAAGAATTAAGTGACTATTTTTTATTTTTTTTACTAAAAGTTCTAACTTTTGTTTCTAGTCTAATTAGATCATTGTCCAACATACGGATTCTGTCTATCAATTTAATCAGTGTTGCTGATGTACTACTCAACTTTGGTGTTATCTCTGTTGTGATAAACTTCCAAAGGAAGTAAATGAAGTAAGCAAGAAAGAAAACAGCAACAGTTGGAAAACCGTAGTCCTGTATAATGCTTGTAACGGTCATAGTCTTTGTTGCAATGTCCATTAGTCTTTCCTCGCATCAGTTTTGCCGTCGGCTCTAGCAATTCTGTCTGTGTCTATTGGTATGCCCAGTTGTTCAGATACCTGTTGATCTATTTTTATTATATCATTGTTCATTGTTTTTACTCTATTATCTAGTTGTCCAATTACAGTTTCTATGAACTTAATTGAATTTACAATGCCATTTAATATATATTTTATAATGAACAGTATGAACACACCCATACCAACTGTGGCCGCTATTGGTAATCCAAGTTCTGCAACTAATTTAAAAAACTGTGTCATTATATGTGTATTTAACTCTTAATTGTGAACACTTTAATATGTTCTGTTTTTCCTTTAACATTTATTGTGCCCAGTGATTTAAACTTGAATCCTTTGCATTTTTTCTTAGTTTTTTCACCTATAACTAAAGTATGGCCTAGTTCTTTGGAACTGCTTTCAAGTCTTGATGCTAGATTTACATCATCGCCTATTACAGAATAATCGAAACGTTGATCACTGCCCATGTTGCCCACAAGTGCTTGTCCTGTGTTGATTCCTATGCCAATGTTTATTTGCGGAAGTTTCTCTTTTTTTAATTCTCTGTTTAATTTTTTTAATTCTTTTTGCATTTGTAGTGCGGTTCTAACAGCCAATTTCTCATGGCCCGGTGTGTTCAACGGTGCATTCCAAAATGCCATTATGCAATCTCCCATAAATTTGTCCACTGTGCCTCCGTTTTTGATTATGATATTAGTCATTCGGGTCAAAAACCTATTAATCAGTTTTGTAAGTCCTTGTGGGTTGCCTTTGTATTTTTCGCTGATTGGAGTAAAGCCACGTATGTCTGAAAACATAAATGTCATTGTTCTTGTTTCTCCGCCCAACTTTAATAGGCTGGGATCTTTCTGTAAGCGTTTGACCATCCTTGGATCTAGATAATGTTCAAACTGTTTCTTGATCTGTTGCCTTAATCTAAACTGTTTGGCAAAACTATTGAATACCAAATGCCCCCAAACAATGGTAACAAACAGCACTGGAAATGATGCATCTAGCATTATGTAAGATGTGTTGTATGCTATCAAACTACACGTTATAATGGTGGCTACAAGCGTCATATAAGTCAGCACAGTGGTGGTAATACCCAACTTGGGTATAATGTATATCAGCAAAAATCCAAAGACAAAAACTGCTACTATTTCTATCAAATTGGTATTACCATTTCTGATCAGTTGTGTGTCTGTGAGATCTGTTTCTATGGCCTGAGCACTAATTTGTGTGTCGGTCATGACTCCTAAAGGTGTGTCTTTGAGATAACTTAATCCTGCGGCGTTCAATCCAACAACAACAATTTTGTTTTGTAGATCAATTTTATTTTTTATAATATCAGTTACACTGTATTTGTTTATAGTATTCGTGTCTGCAAAATTTATATTGAACATTGCATTAGCATTTGTTTTGATTTTTTTATTTTTACTAGTGTGTATTTCTTTGATGCCATTTTTATCTGCAACAATTTTGTATTTGGTATTTTGATTGTACACTCTTATTGTGTCTAAAATTTGATTTGGTATTGTGCCTATGTCAGTGTTCACAAACAAAGGAATCTGTCTTATGGTTCCATCTATATTAGGAATCATTATGTTTACACCGGCCCCATTGGCAAACCTTAACAGTTCGGGTATGTTTGTTACAACACCTTTAAAACTGTATAAAAATTTATCCGGCTCACCTTGTTTTACAACAGGAACTTTGGCCACTTGTCCGTCTGTGGCAGAGTCTTTGACACTGTACATCATGATAGTATTGGTACCAGCCAGTTTTTGTGCAAAGTTTTCATCCTTGCCCGATCTGTCTCTTTCAGCAAAAATTATATTGTATTGAATAACTTTGGCACCGTATTGATATATTCTGTTGTGTAAATTAGCAATTAAATTTCTTGGCCATGGCCATTGTCCATATTTTTTTAGATCCTGTTCCGTGATTTCTACTATAACAACAGAGTTTGTAGTGACATCTCTTGGAGATATTTTTTGATAGTAATCAAAAGTTTTTAGTCTTAATGTTTCCACAGGACTAACGTCAAACAATCTGCCTGCAAACAACAAGGTTGCAAGTATCACAACCATTACACTGCTAGTTAAAATTTTCATCTTAGTTCTTTTAGTCCTTCAAGTATGCCAATAGACACACCAAAGAATAGCATTAAACCTAACAAGATAACAGGACTTAATAACCACAGGTACCAATAGTATCTAAAAATATTTTGTCCTCGTGCTAATCTGATCTTTCGATGGTCCATGAACCAATGCACTATTTTTTTGATAAACCCTTTTACGTGTTGGTTTACAAATTTATTTAAAAGCCAACGAATCACCCTCATGACTATTAGAATGGGTGAACTTAATACATCAAATACAATTAAAAATACATCAACA